ACTTGGTCTACACTCATGTCCTGATCGACAGGTCTTGAACGTGGATGTGTCCAACGGACTTCAATATCACGAATAACTTTTTTAGCCTCTTGGATCGCTTCGTTTTCGTTTGCTCCAAGTGGAATGTCAATGTGTAGTCTGTATTGTGTCATGTTAAACCTTTGGAATATCTGATATGAATTTGTGTTCGATTATATCCTTGCGAGATATTTTAACCCATCCAGATTTATTGTCAAGATTATTGTCATAGTTTTTGTTCAACGCCCACAAGATGATGTCATCAGATTTTTGTGTGACTCCAACTCTAGAGTATTGTCGTGACTCAGACGATGGTAAGGCGTTTTTCGAAAGTGTTCCTACAAACTTTACAAACTTTTCTTTATAAGGACACTTCGATCTTACGGTAAATGATACGAGTCCCTTTTCGAGTTCATCTATAATCCTACGACGATCCTCGACAATTTTATTTTGCCTAGGCGTATGATTTGTTTGACCACAACCGCATCCCATTAGACTTCTTGCTCTTTCTCCGTTTTGTTTACTTTGACAGTCTTCATCGTAAACTTAACTGTTTTATTTCTTTTTTCAACTTCTTCATTCCAATATGCAATTACATCTCTTGGATTTTCGAGTTGTGTAAGTTGGTATGCAAAAACCGCTTCGCGGGATCTTTGATTATAATTTTTGTCAACACACCTTGCAGGACCGTTCGCCTCAACACCACGAAGATCTCCGTAATCAAACATTTCAGAATCTACAAGCACAAGTAAGAATCTCTCGTCCGACAATTTTTGTTGGGGTGGTGGTGGAGGGGGATTACCGCGAGCGACCTCTTTGACCGCTTCTGGTTTTTTCGGCTCTTCCCGCTTGGGTTCTTCGCGTTTGATTTCTCTTTTTCTGAATTCCATGATTAAGATCCCTCATTATCTTTTTTGTCAGTGACGTAGATGTATATTGCTCCGATTGCAACATATACCAAAACACCAATTTCAAATGCATCTGCTAAAATCATCAGTATTATTTATACAGAATATTTGCAACCTTCGTCCAATACTTTTTCGTTGACTCTTTACGATATCCATTAGGACCGCCATTATGAATGCGTGCGATATCTTCAAAAGTTACAGGTCGCTTCAATCGATTCTCTGTAGCATATCGATTCATATAAGCGATAACGATTTCGTGAGCATAATCGCAGTTGAAACAATCATTATAACTCCCACCAATATTGCTAAATTCTGTAGCATCCTGCCAGTAATCTCTCCAGATCTGGTAGCATCCAATCGCCTGCCCGTGATCGCCAACAGCATCAGGATTACCATTAGACTCAACAATCCGTATAGCAGCATACAAGTCCTCCAGCGTCACTTCATCCACTTTTTCTATGTATGAATCTAACGTGTCGTTTCTTGTAAAAACTACACCCGCAAGCGGTTTAGGTGGAGTCGTAGTCTCCGCAACGGGTTGTGATCCCAAGTTTCTGGAAACATTGTCAACCACATCCATCACCATATAGGTTCCACACATTGTGAGGGAACCAATCAAAAATAAATTCGACCAATCAACTTTCATTTTTCAACCTTTCACGTTGTTTCCATCTGAGGTAATCCAGAGCGATTGCGCCTTGTGCGCCTTCTGCTTCTTGCTCCCCATCCCCACGCCATTTGTTTCGTACCCACTGACGAACATGTACGAGTTCGTGAGCGAGAGTTTCTGCAAACGATTGCAAACTCTGTTCGGGGTGAACCCGAATATGAAATCTGTTCTTACCGAGATTTGTGCAGTCACCCCAACAATCCATACGATTATCGTATTCACAAATGATCTTGACCTTGCCGAGTTTATTCTCACGAATAAACCACTTCGTCATATCATTCATAAAATCTTTTCGTGTTTTACAACCCTTATAAAAGTCCACTGCATTTCTCCGCGATTTTTTTATGAACGAGAACCCATACTCGTAACCTGATCTTGGTACTTCTCTTCCATTTTCAGAACGTAGTCCATTCCCACTTTCGTGTCTCCAGTCGATCTCGCTTCGTAATGCATCGCATTGTGCTTCCACAACGAAACCGCATCGCTCTTCGTCATATAGTTCGTGACTCCCGTAGGGGAAACAACGAAGAAATCGACATCGAGTTGATGTTCTTTTGATTCTGAAAGATCAATGAAATTCCAAGTTTCATAGATGCCATTTTTCTTGTAGGTTTGTGTGTGCTTCTTGAGATTCATCGTGCAGTCTCCTTCACCATTACTGCTTCTTCGATCCAATGTCGATGATTTGAATGACTCGCACTGAACCATTCATATTCTGCGAGAGGAATACCAGCGGAAGTGATATCGCCATTTCGATCTGATTCGTAAATGAAAGTTTCATTCACACTGATTCCTCCCCACTGCGGATCTTGTGCGAAGTACGCTGCACTTGCGATGAAGTATTGATCCTGAAATCGCCACAGTGTTTTATAGTGACGCTCATCAATACGATCACCCATCGCATTCAGTTCAATCGTGTCAGTGACAACACCAACGAAAGTTACTTCTGGTTCCATTATTTCTTCTCCACAAACCCATACTTATCGACGAGAACCTTCCAGAGTTGCACTGCACTCTCTTTGGAGAATGCTACGCTCTCCACGGCAGTCACGGATGGAAGATCATTGTAATCAACGTGTTCGTGAACATTCGTAGGAGTCACATCATCGTGCCACTCATGGTTGTGTCCATTGTCATACAATCGAACGAATGCGTGTGCAGGGTAGTGTTCAGTTGCCTCCACGATACGAAAGTTATAGTATCGGTTTGGATTACTGACCAGTTCCAGAGTGTAACTCTTTGGTTCTGGTTCGATTTGTCTGTATGGTGGTTGTGTAAAGTTCTCTGTCATATCGTCCAAGATTTTCTCCATTTCTGAAATCGTGTTGATAGCGGAGTCGAGCAAAGTCACATTGTTTTCTTCGTTCATGCGTTTAGTTTACTCAATTCTTCGATCTTGTCAATGGTGCAAGTAAGAGAATTTGCAGCCATACGATTGCGAACCATTGTGGTACGCCATATGAAATGTTCGTGGCGAACAGTGTATTCAAACTGGCGATGGTGAGAAGAGGAGTCCCAACTAGGAGTCCCAGCATAATGGCGATAAGTAGTATATTACTTTTCATAATGGATTCCTTACCCCCAACTACTAAGAAGTTTCAGAAGCATCATAAATCCAGCAGGATGCCAGTACCAACGAAGAACGTCCACCAGTTCAATAAAGTCGTATTCGTTTCCAGTCATTTCATTTCTCCTTTTTCGATTTTGCTCTGGATCTTGTTTTGATAACGATTTTCAATATCTCTCGCTTGATTCTTAATGTGTTGCGAAATTGTATAGATCGAGAGAGCGGTATAACCAAGCATGATTCCGCTGATGATATACATGAGTGTTGGGAGATAATTTTCCATAAGGGATTCCTTATAAAGTTTTTGGTTCCAATTTGCTAGGCCCAGGCTCGGCTAGGAGTCCCAGACCCGTGGCACTGTTTGTCACGCCGTAACAGGTACGTCCGTGTGTGCTTCGGTTACAGGTGTGTCGTCTGCACTCCGACTCATAAACTCTGCATGCGCAGTTACGACTTCGGGAATGTTGAACACACCTCGACCTGCTCTACGGGATTGGTCATGGGTGATCCAGTTCGGAATCCACTTCTTACCCTTATGAATCATTGACACTGCACGAAGTTGCTCCCGCGTAAACACAGGGGTTGTGCAGTCAAGTCCGACAGTAGGTGCAGCAGCGATGATCGCATCGACGTAACGTTGTTGTTGCTTACTCAGCATGGTTTTCTCCTGGCATAAGTGCCTTGATAAATTCTTGATGGGTTTCGGATACTACTCGCATCCAGTCTTGTTCTTCGTCTGTGAGCATGTCTTGGTCTGCTCCGACCAGACGAAGTTTTGCCGTAAATCCGTGGATTTGCATGGCATATTTTTTAATCAGTTCCAACGGGACATCTTCGCTCGTGAGCATCTCGTTGAAAATCTGATTGATGGTCGATTGAATACCTTCCTCTTCGATCACCAGTTCGTTGATGGCGTCGGATGTATAGGTGGTACTCATACGAAGTTCCCCGCTCGGTCTTCGTCCGCAAGATAGGCGAATCCTTCTGCGGTCACTCCGTGTTCGTCCATGAGGCGATCTTCCAGATCGTACGGATCCCAGTGTTCGTCGTGAACATCGGCTTCGAGATCGAAGTATTCGTCATCGTCCAGTTCGATGGCATCGAGATCCTCATCGTCGGGATCGTCGTTGATAGCGATTTCGGAGAGGGTTTCGAGGATGGTGGGATCGTCTTGGTGAATCCCGTCCTCCCAGTCACAGCGTTCTGCGTAAGTCATGTGTTTATTTTACCTTTCGGGCTAGGGCTGTCAACATGCAATCTTGGAAATTTGTGGTGGGTTGATCCAAGTGTAGTTCAAACCATTCACAAGGTGGCTGAAATCTTCGAGCGATTGTGGGTCGGTGAACATCCACGATCGGCGTTGGGTATTCCATCGAGCGAAAGAGGCGATTCGTTTACCACAATGCTGCTCGACGCCATTCTTATCCTTATAGCCAATGACGACTTCAAACGCTGGTTTCTCTCCTGGCTGGAGAGAATCCAGCATCATTCGAAAGGGCAGTCCGAAGACGCACCACCTTCCGATTGGGTTTCACTCTCGTCTGCCATGACTACTTCGGCATCGATCTTAGTGTAGAGTGAGATGAAACCCTCTTTGGTTTCGTCATCGAATCGGGAAACCGCCATGTTGATCGCGGTCATTTTGTCTCCGAAGATCGCGTTCGCTTTCACGATGTCGATCAAACGTCGGGTGGTGATGATTTCGTCAACCGCACCTTCGTAGAATGATTTGCGAATGGTATCAGCCCACTTGGTGAGGTTGATAGCGAACGCCTCGTCATCGCATCCCAGAGATTTCATCGCCTTGCGGACGATCTTCTTCTCGGTGGATCGCGGAGCGTACTCCTGTTCCATCGTCACGGGGAATCGGTCCAAGAAGGCTTCGTTCATCGCACCAGTACCGATGAATCGTCCATCGTCGCTACCTTTACCCTTGGTGTTGGCAGTGGCGAACACGGTGAAACCAGCAGCGGGGGTAATCCACTCGTTGGTTTTCTTAAGGAAGACACCCTTACCTTCGAGAACAGATTGAAGGCACATGATACCCAGACCAGCGAGGTCGATTTCATCGAGAAGAAGAACGGCACCACGCTTCATGGCTTCGACCACGGGACCGTAAACAAACTTGGTTTCACCATCGATCAAACGGAAACCACCGAGCAGATCATCTTCGTCAGTGGCTTTGGTGATGTTCACGCGGAAACACTCACGACCAGCAGCGGCACACGCTTGCTCGATACCAGTGGTCTTACCGTTACCAGAAAGACCAGTAACGAACACAGGGTAGAACATGTTCGAATCGATAATTTTCTTGATCGAATCGAAGTGACCCCAAGGCACGTAGGTTTTGATTTTGTCGGGAATGAGGGTAGCACGATCACCACCAGTAGCACCCATAATGCTCGCAGCGAGATTCGCGGAAGCGGCAGCAGGCGCGTTGATAGCGGCGGGGGTAGGTGCATTTGCACCACCCTGCAAACCGATGGTGGATGGGGGAGCGGGCAAGGGGGCAAGTTCTTCGTCAGTGTCACGGACCAATTGGGGAACACCTTCGGCGGAGATCAATTCAACCAGTTCGGGAAGATCATATTCGCCACGCATGTCCAAAGCACGACCAGAATCTTGAGTGATCCAAGACGGGGGGCAAGCGTAGATGCCCGAAGCATCACAAACGGACTTCAATTCCTGACGGGAAACGACAGGACCACGCACACCGTGAGCGGCGAGGGCGCGGACGAATTTGGATTGACGGGCGGACAAGTTACGAAGTTTAAAAGTAGTCATACGTCTAGTTTAATAAACCCCAAATAGACCTCAAGGCTAATCTTCGAAAAAATCACCCCCAAACTGACACATTCTGTCAGTCTCCCAAAAACCCCTCTGGCAGGCTGTAAACGCGGTTTCTCAGCACCCTAACAGAACCCGAACAAAAAGTTGATAGTTGATAGCGTGTTGTTTTGCGACATGGACCCCTCAGATCCCGCAATCCTGACAGATTGTGTCAGTTTCGCCCAGAAAACCCTTGCAATACAGGTAGTTATGTTAAAATAAAAGCATGACTATTGCTAAATCATCGTTGGATTCTCTCTCGGTTCTCTCTCGCTGCCTTGCGACTGAGAACATTATCGTTCGTCAAGATTCGTCCGCCCAAACCGCATCGTTCGATTTGGAATCGCGTGTTCTTACTTTGCCCGTTTGGGAAAACATGAATCGTAATCAATACGACATGTTGATCGGTCACGAAGTCGCCCACGCCCTCTACACTCCTGCCGACGTTTGGGGTGCTACCATCGATGCGTTCGATGGTGACAAGGCTTTGTTCCAACGTGTGGTGAACATCATCGAAGACGAGCGTATCGAACGCATGATCAAGGCAAAGTTTCCTGGCTTGCGACGAGACTTCCACGTTGGTTACGAACGATTCGCCGAGAACGATCTTTTCAACATCGCTGGTAAAGACGTTTCCGAATTGCATTTTATGGATCGTGCAAACATCCACTTCAAGATCGGTCCATTCATGGATGTGCCTTTCTCTGCCGAAGAGCGTGCGATCCTCGACCGATTCACCGCGAACAAATCGTTCGATGATGTGATCGCCCTCGCCCGTGAATTGTACGATGCTGCCCAAGAGGATATGCAGAACGACGATCAAGGCGAAGCCGAACAAGGTGAAGGTGAAGGTGAAGGTGAAACTATCAACAGCGATGCTGCTGGTCAGTCTATGGACCAAGACGGTGAACAGGACGGCGAGTCTGGTGATGCTGGTAACGGTCAAGGCGAATCCGAAGGTGACGATGCCGAAGGTGACAACGCTGGTGAATCCAAAGGTGAAGGTACTATGGAATCCGCCGAAGACGGCGAAGACGATGGTACTTCTGCCGAAGGCGAAGAGGGTGACGCTCCTGGCGCTGGTAGCCAGCAAGGCGAAGGTGGTAAGGGTACGACCATCGGTTCCACCAGCGATGCGATGAACGACAATCTCGCTGCCCAAACTCGTTCCGCCAAGCGACCTATGCAGGAAAACGACACTCAATACAAAGTGTTCCCCCAAGAGTCTGCTGAGAAGTTCGTGGTTTCTTCTGCTGATCTCACCAAGATCATCGGAGTGACCAAGAACGAAGACGCCTGCCGTGCAAACCTCACGCAATTCCGTAACGACTCCAAGAAGATCGTGAACCAAATGGTTCAACAGTTCCAACGTAAGTGTGCTGCTGACGAATGGAAGCGTACCGAAACTTCGAAGACTGGTCGGTTGGACATCAACAAAGTTCACTCCTACAAGTTCAATGATGACATCTTCCTTTCCCAAACCGAAGTCGCCGATGGTAAGTCACACTGCATCGTGTTCTTCTTGGACTGGTCCGCTTCGATGCGTGAGATTCTCATGCCTTCCATGCAACAGGTTGTGAACCAAGTCGATTTCTGCAAAAAGGCTGGTATCGACTTCCGCGTTGTCGCCTTCTCCGACCGATTCAACTGGGATGCTGATAACAAGCCCGAATGGAATGCTGGCGAAGAAGCATGCTGCCATGATGGTTTCGCTCTTCTCGAATTCGTTGACAGCCGCATGAACAAGCGTGCCTTCGAGCGTGGTCTGCTCAACCTCTGGATGATGGCATGCAACGCTGGTCATCACTGCGAATACAACGGTGTTGCCCCAATGTGGGAAGATATGCAAGCCCATCGTCAACTTGGACTTGGTGGTACTCCTCTCCACAGTGCTTTGGTTTCCGCCGCTTCGCTGGTCAACGAGTTCCAAGCCGCTACGCGATCACAAATCGCCCACAGCATCTTCGTCACCGATGGTGACGGTCACGGTTCGTTCTACGGTAGTGGTGACTGCATCATCGCTGACGATGCGAACAAAACTCAAGTCGTGGTCGAAGATTCATATCGCGGTGTCCAAGATACCCTCGCCAAGATGCTCACTCAGAAGATCAGCGGTAAGGTCATCAACCTCTTCTTGACCGAATCCAAGCAGTGCAACATGGTCGATCTGCAAGACCAATGGAAAAAAGAAGGTTGGGCTGCTCGGACTTGGACCCGTGGATTCTCCGAGTGGATCGACATCAAAGCACAGCCCGTCGTGAATGCAGACGAAGCATTCGACAAGGTGACTGCTAGTGACTCACTCACCAAAGTTCGCAACGCATTCATGAAGGGTGCCGCGAAGAAGTCTGCGAGTCGCAACCTGATCAACCGAGTGATCGATACGATCTCCGCAGCCTAAACCCAAAAGAATATAGTCATGCGAAGACCCCACCTAGTGTGGGGTTTTTCGTTTTTCGCTATCAACGCAGTTGATCTATGCTATAAATATAGGGTAGGAGTAGAGTATGGAATATAGACTGGTCGAGGTGATATGGAGAGATGCTGAAGAACAAGGTACAGTTGGTTGGAATGACCTCGACGATATGATTGAATATGCCAAGACACCATGTCCTACCATGCACAGTATAGGATATGTCGTTCACGAGAATGAACATCACATCGCTCTGGCAAGATGTATAGGTAAAGAACAGATCAGTACCATTGAAAAGATTCCCCTGGGCTTCGTTACAGAAGTTCGAGATTTGACTTATAGAAAGAGGAAATAGAATGCCGTTATATGATTATAGATGTAGTGAGTGTGACTTGGACTTCACTGAAGTAACTTCAGTTGCACGGAGAGACTCGATGAAATGTCCAGAGTGTGGCAAAAAGAAGTGTGTGTCCCGTAGTGGTGTATATGAAACCTCAATGGGTGTCGATATGAACGTAACCCCAGACAAAAAGACTGGCGGAGACTTCTCACGACTTATGGATAAAATGAAACACGGCACACCGAAGCGTTTACACGGTCAATTCGATCAAGCAGGTAATCGCAACGCAGGTAAACTTGGACCGCAGTAACCTCCGTTATGCCTCGAATAACTCTATTTAATTAATCATTTAGGCGATTGCGTTATAAGTTGATTTGAACACGCATTCATACCCTTACTCTATACCGTTCAATATAAAAAACACCGATGGCAGTATCGCTATCGGTGTATATGTGTTTATATTATGGCGTTTATTCGTCTACAAAAATCGTTATCTTTGACGCTTTCTTGCGTTCCATACATGACGTACAACAAAGTAAACCAACACGGTTGCAAGCACATTTGTAGACGGAATCATAATCGGTTCAAGTGGCGTTAATACGTCTTCCATAACATCGGGTATCTCTATACCTGCTTCGATTATAACATCGGGTTCTTCCATAACAGCAGGTGGTAATGGATCGTTTGTTTGATAATCACCCACGATGATTTCACCTGCATCGGGTTGTCTTGCGTTCAGTATCTCTGGTAATGCTTCGAGTAAGTTAGGCGTTTCTGCGATGATCCAATCTTCTGCTGCGATTGCTGCGGTTTGTGCAAGTTGTTCTGCTAAGAGTTCTGGGTCTGTGGTCACTGGCACATCGAACGTCATCTCTTGCGTTGGTTGTGGAGTTGCAGGTGGCGATTCTGATTCGGATTCTTCGTCCTCGGACTCTTCATCGGATTCGTCCTCTTCGTCCTCTTCTTCTGGTTCGGGTTCCTCTTTTTCTTCTTCCTCTTCTTCCTCTTCTTCTTCCTCCTCCTCGGCTTCCTCTTCCTCTTCCTCTTTCTTACCCTTTTCTTTTTCTTTCTCTTCTTCTTCCTCTTCTTTATCTTTTGCTGATTCTTCTTCTGCATTTGCTCTCGCTTGCGATCCTGCAAGACTACCTGCACCAGCACCACCTCCACCGAAACCGCCACCACCGAAGTCACCTACAGCAAACCATTCACCTTTGGATGCATCGTATCGATATGATTGTCCATCTGCACCCGTGGATGTTGTACCATCGGGTGGAGCAGGAACAAATCCAGGCGGTATTGTACCAGGCGCAATCGAGTTTATAGTTTCTTCTACACCAGCAATCGTGCTGTATACTTCGTCGAGAACTTCCTTACCAACAACAGCACCAGCGACAGAACCACCAATCGTGAGTTTGGTAATTTGTTGTTGAAGTTTCGCACCTTTGTTTTGTTGTTGCTCCAGCGCCTCTTCGCACTGCATATACTTTTGTTCACGCAACGATGTAAGACGTTCTCTACACTCAGCGAGTTTCTTTGCACAACCCTCCGAGTCCTCACGACATCGTTGTAAATCTATTTCATAATCACCACAGTCACATGGTTTATCTTCGTCTACCATGTGTGGTTCCTTTTAGTTTAAGATGAATACATCGAATGCGTTACTAAAAGTCAATCCACGAATCTGAATCGGCAGGACTTGAACACCCTCACTTGCGGTAGCACCAAAGATACGAACAACGTCCGAACCAGTTGCTCCCGAAGGAAGGTAACGACCACCAACATCACGTTGCTCAATCGGATTGTATGTTGTGAATTCTGCTTTCACTGCATCCGATCCACCTGCGTGAAGTGGTACAAGCATGATCGCTCTGTGTGCATCGACACCCCTTGCACCAACACCATCGCCTGCGTTGAGTTTACGAATCTTGGAATAGAAATTTCCGCCGTCTGCCATGTGAATCTCCTTTTACCTATATATGTATATAAACAGGAGATAACATGAACCAGTATCAACCACACTCTAACGTCACGTTCGAAGATCGTCAAACGATGAACAAATTCATCAACGCGAACAAGGCTAACCCTTTCATCACACGCATTGAACCCGTCCGAGATTCAAAGGACACACTACAAGTGTCATTCCGTGACGAACAGTCCAAGGCGCAATTCGAATCTAAACTGGACGAGTCGATCAAACTTATGAGAACTCCTACTCGTATACAGAAGAAGAAGCAAACTCGAAAGGCGAAAGATCAAAAACTTGACTCAAGAGGTCTGGGTGTAACTCGTCAGAGTGGTCTTGGAAAAAAGATGCTCAAGGCAGGTAAAGGTAAGCACGATTGTGCATCCAAAGTCGAACACGCTGAGTGGGGTGTTGGTTCGTGTATACGAGAGCAGCACGCTGCACCAGACGCGGAAGGAAACATCGCATGGTACGATGTTATGTTCGAGCATGGACTTGAAAAGCAAGTGTCTACGGACGAACTTGACATTCTGATCAGCGAGATGCATGAGGATCATGACCATCACGATGGTGAAGAACTCGACGAGAAGGTGAGCAGCCTAAAAAAATCTGATGCCCCCTTCACAGTTGTTGCCATCAAAGGGGGCAAGGTCTTAGACCAAATGAATAGCGTCGAACTCAGTGATGTAAAAGATGCAATCAAATTCATGAAGACAGACAAGAAAGGTGCAAAGATTTCTGTCGAAGCAAAGGGTGGTAAGGTTGTCCACACCGAGAGTCGAGATCGTTTCGACTATCTCGACAGACAGGCTGCATCGCAAGATCGTGATTTCGCTGCAAAAAAGTTTATGGATGCATTGAAAAAGGCAGGGATCAAAGCGAAGTATCATCGCAGTTTAGGAAAAGTGGAAGTTGAAAAAGGCGACTTGAGAAAAGCACAAGGTATCGGTAAGAGACTCAAAGTTGATAAAGAGGGTGTTCGTATCGATGGTACTTTGAATAAATCATACAAGGGTGTGTTTGACAAGAATGAAGATGTGAACGAAAGAAGATTCGATCCATCTAAGAATCCAACCGCAAAGATCGACAAAGAGTTTGATGATGCGAGGGATGCGTTGAGAAAGGCTGGTATTCCACACATGGGTCAGCGTGCTATCGGTTCTATGAATCGAGAGCGTAATAAATTCAGAGTGCATCCCAAGTTTGAAAAGAAAGCAAGACAGGCTCTGAAGAGGTTCCCAAAAGTGGATCTCGAAATCAATGACAAGATGCCTGAGCAACCAATGAAAAGTAAGAGAGAGGGCGTAGAGGAAGCAGTCAAATATCCACATAACATGTACGACCCCAAGACTGGAAAACGTTATGTGGCAAAGAACCGTCAAGATCATATGCGAATGAGTCGAATGGGATATGACCATGTTCCTAAAGCGATGAATAAATCTACGATGAAAGAAGCAAATGATCCTCATATGGTCACTGAGTTATACTTGTTTATAACAAACGATTCAAATCTTAATCGACAGATGATACAGTCATTAATTAAGAACTATCGTAAAAAACTTCAGAAGGGTTCGTATGACGAAGAACTTGCAATCAAAGGTTTCATGAATGTTGTAAACGCTGGTATTAAAGCCTACGCGAAAGAGTTTAGTGTAGGTGAGCGTATGAAAGTATCGAAGTCTGATCGACAAGAAGTGGCGAAGAAACTCTCGAACTTTTACCGTGATGACATCATGCACGGCTATTGATTTTTAACTTGCAATTCATTTATTAAGTGATAGGATTATATTATGAGTAAAGTGTTTACACACATGAAGGTGGACTTGTCCGAGTCGATGGAAGCAGAGACATCTGATACAGGTCGTAAGTATAGAACACCAATTGGTGATCTACCATCTGTGACCACGGTTGTTGGTTGGGAGAAGCGTAAGTTTTTTGCTGCGTGGAGAAAAGAGAATCCATTCGAGAGCAAGCGTGTGTGTCAACGTGGTAATGTCTTACATGAGAAGATCGAACATTACCTTGACAACGAGTGGACACCCGAAACAGGCGAAAAGGTTGATGATCTTACGTTAGAGTTGTTTAATCAACTTAGACCAGAACTCGACAAGATCGATAACATCCATGCGTTGGAAGCACCACTATGGAGTGAGACTACAATGCTCGCTGGTCGTGTTGACTGCATCGCAGAATACAATGGTAAGTTATCCATCATTGACTTCAAGGGTAGCACATCAGCGAAAAGTCGTAATCAATGTTTTAGTTACTTCTTACAAGCAACAGCATATGCTATCGCTTTCGAGGAGCGAACAGGGACACCAATTGATAACTTTGCAATTCTCATGACATCAGAGGACGGTATCACACAAGTATTTGAGGGTCATCCCAAAGACTATGCGAAATCATTATTAGGTGCTATCGAAAAGTATCATGCGGATCAGGGTTGAACACCCATACGGTCGGAGGCTCTGGTGTAACCATTCTTCGACCGCAAGAATACATTTGATGACTGTCTAAAATCTCTATCGATTTGTATATCCCATTGTGGTATACCCGTGGACGATATGGTAAACTTTACATAGTAAACTTTCTGGGCGATAGCATCTGCAAACACTTCATGCATTGTCAGCGGACCTCGGTTCTTGCTCTCTGCTGTGAGTATTTTCTCACAAGCATACATCACCTCAATGTGTGTTGGTTTTTTACCAGAGTTAGCAGTAGGACGTTTCTTTATTGTCTCGTTATGTTCAAAGAATGTTGCGAACTTAGTAACATCATACTGGTCACCTTTTGCTGCGATGTTTTCCGCAGCACTTACAGTCAAGCCTGGATACTTTTTCTGTAATGATGATTTAGAGTTTACATACTCAGCAGCAGCGAGTATAGGACCATTCTTAATACTATTGTCTGCGAGTTTCTGTAATACCTTATATTGTATAGAACCTTTATGCTTTTTAAATATCGCTCCATCTGTTCCATTTTCTTTTCTTTGTAGCAGCATGAGGATGTCAGGTGGTTTCACCACGTTTGTTGTTTTTGATAACGCCTTTGCCGATACGGTCAATAACTTTTTGTTTTTACCAGACCCCACATACAATCCATAATCCATTAGTGGTTCATTCGGTCGTGAAGGGAAATATGACTTAGCATTAATCGGAACTTTTACTTTATTATCTGTTGCTCGGTCAATCAGTCCATCACGATAAACTGCAAAAGGACCAAGTAACTCACCAAAATCGTTTATGATTGCTTTTTGAATTTGTGCGTTTACACCCGCTGCTTTATAAGCCTCGGAAAGTTCATTGAGAGTTACCGCTTCACCCTCTGCATGGTACTGTAATAACAAGTTGAGATAGCCTTTTACTGGTCCTGTTAAGTCAGTCCTCTCTTCGAGTGTATCGATTGATGTTTGATATAAATCATCAAAACTATATTCTTTTTCTTTCACACCGAACGCTTGTGGTTTTAGATCAACTCTACTGGACGCAGCACTACCAGGCTTTGACATCGTATCAAACTTGATACGATAGACTCCATTATCACTACGAACTAAGGCTTTTGATTGATATACACCTTCATTGATAAACGTAACAGCAGTACCCTTTCTAACATTACCAATGTTTTGCATGTTTTCGGGGTGATATTTAGGAGAGTCTTTTTTTAACGTAGTCTCTATTTCTTTACCGAAGTTAAAATACTTCGCATAAGCCGCTCGACCTGTTGTTGCCATAGTTTCCTCCGCTATATTTATACATATAGAGTAGGAGGTTATGATGACAGAAGAAATCCCAGAGGATTATGCTGACTTTGATTTTGGTTTTACTGCTGCTGATGCAGACGAATTGAATGATCTCTTGAGTGGTGATACCATCACTAGCGACGAGGTTCAAGAACTGAAAGATAAACTCGATCAAATACTAGAGATCAACTCCACTTGTGATGGTGCGTTGCAAGTGAAGGCACAATATGATGATCTGCTTAAAGCAAAAATGAGTGAGATTGAAAAATTAATATTACCCCTGCTTGTCAATCTCAAGAAAAATAGTGGTAAAGACTACTTGCACTGGCCTGGATCACAGAGAAAGACTCAGTGCGAATTGCAAATGCAAAAGTTAATTAACATCACACGATCATAGGAGAACAATGAAAAAAATATTTACACCCCGTAGAATAGTTTCTAGTCACAAACCAAAAAAGATCGGATCTTCTGTAAAGAAGTTGAAACCGAGAACGAATAAGACCAGAAAATGGCAGGTGTAGATATATAATTTCAGGAGTAAACATGAAGCACATCATCGATGCATGGACAGACAAATATAAAAAGTCGATTGACTGTAGCAACCCCAAGGGTTTCTCACAGAAGGCTCATTGTGCAGGTCGTAAGAAGAGAGAAGATGTAAACGAAAAAGTCTATGCAGACTCAGGACTCGGTAAGTGGTTCGGGTCTGGTGGTAAAGGTGGTGCAGGTGGTGGTGGTTGGGATCGCTACAACACCAAGGGAGAAAGAATTGGTAAGTGTGGTGATGGTAAAGAGAGCGAAGGTAAACCAAAGTGTTTGTCAAAAGCGAAAGCAGCAAAACTTCGTGCGCAGGGTGGTAAGAAAGCAATCGCAAACGCTGTTCGTCGTAAGAAAGCACAAGATCCACAAGTCGATAGACCAGGCACTGGTAACAAACCAATCAACGTATCGAATCGCATTAAGAAGAGCGAAAGCGTTAATACCTATATCGATAGAGTGAGAGAACGTCGTGACAAATCCTCGTATACCCCGTAAGAAGGGACAACCAGCAAAGTCTAAGAAGCACTCTGATCTTTACACTGATGAAGATCCAAAGGGTACGATACACGGTCTTGGATTCAAAGATGTTGCTACCGCACAAGCATCAGTATCAAAGATTCGTAATTCAGGTAGATCACACGCACACCAAATACAGGCTGCAATTGCTATGGAGCAACGTGCGAGAGTGATGGGTAAGACATCAGAAGCAGCCGTATATCGTAAATTCATAAATAGTATGAAAAAGAAAACCAAACAAAAGAACGAAGGGACCACCATGAAATCTTTCAAGCAATTCGTAAGCGAAAAGAATAAACCAAATGACCCTAAGAAGTGGGCAGCAGCGAAAGCAGCAGCGAGAGCCAAGTTCGATGTGTATCCATCCGCATATGCTAACGCATGGGCATCTAAAAAATATAAATCAATGGGTGGTACTTGGAGAAAAGCATGAAGTCCTTCAAGAGTTTCTTAGAAAACTGTGGTTGTGGTGAGATGGATGAGAAGAAGTCTCCTGCATGGGCGCGTAAGGCTGGTAAGAGTCCGTCTGGTGGTTTGAATGCTAAGGGTCGTAGATCATACGAACGAGAGAACCCAGGCAGTGACTTGAAGGCTCCTGTGTCCGCAAAGACCGCAAAGAAGAATCCTGACGGTAAAGCAGCGAAACGTCGTAAGTCATTCTGTGCTAGAATGAGTGGTATGCCTGGACCTATGAAAGATCCCAAGACTGGTAAACCAACACGAAAGGCGCTCGCACTTCGTAAATGGGATTGCTAAATGAAATCTTTCAAGCAGTTTCTATTCGAGTCAAAGATTAAAGACTTAGCGAAAAACAACGCAGTCGTTCGCGTTGTTCGTAAGCACGCAAACTCATCAGGAGAAAAACTGATGCTTGCGTTGTTGTCTGTTCCTGCAATAGAAACATTCTTTAGTGACCCATCGAATATCAACAAAGCGAATATCATCGCAAACACTCTGAAGTCTGCAATCTTAGAATACAATCAGGCTGTTTATAAAGGATGGATAAACCCACGGTCTGGTAAAGTCAGATTACATACAAGAATGCAACCATACCACGTTCAAATGATCGTACAAGATCCGAAGTATTATGGTATAAAGGAATCGGATATCCATGATGTTCTTACGAAGGAGGCACTTGCTAACAATGCTCCTGATGAAACATTTGCGGACGCTGCTGCCACAAAAGAGTTAGAGAGTCTCAAGAGTGGACAGCAAGATGTTTCCATAATGGTTGAGTCTTTGGTTATAGAAAAAGGTTGGGTTCGTATTGTCGTGGGTGATTATGGTGAAATTACTGGTGCAAAGAAGTATTCTGCGTCGAGTAAGGAGTTGCGTAAAATTCTCCAGTTGATCGATACGGAAACCGACGTTACAAATATGAGGAATGTCGAAATTGGTTTGCAGACTCATAAGAAAAAGTCAGACAATCGTGTGAAAGTGACGCCTTACGATAAACTGGGAACTCAACAAATTGTTAATATTGTCAAGGGACGTAAGCGTGGAGACAAGCAGACCGAGATTGGTCGTACTATGGCGATGTTTAGATGATGACGTTTCAAACCTATATTACTGAGCAAAAGAATACACACCTTACGCACGCAGCGGACTTTGCATTCGAGGGTGGTAAACGCACCACAGAATCGATTGCATTTTTATCATCACTCATACAAATGTTTAAGGGTAAAGCAAAGTCAAAAGTAAATTTTACTCGTAAGTGGGACGGAGCGCCTGCAATCTTTTGTGGTATCAATCCTGAGAACGGTAAGTTCTTTGTTGGTACGAAGAGTGTATTTAATAAAACTCCTAAGATAAACTATACGAATGCAGACATAGACAGGAATCATGGTGGTGGTCTTGCTGATAAACTCAAAGAGGCACTGAAACATTTACCGTCACTCGGTATCAAGGGTGTATTGCAGGGTGACTTTCTTTTTGGTGCAGGTGACACAGAAACGAAAGAGATCGATGGTAAATCATTTCTTACATTTACTCCCAACACAATTACATACGCTGTTGGTGAGGGTGACCTACAAAAACAAATCAAGAGAGCAAAGATTGGTATAATCTTTCATACAAAATACACAGGTGATAATCTACAAAATATGAAAGCATCATTTGATGTGAGTCGTGCAGACTTTGGTAAGTCGTCTTCCGTATATGCTGATGATGCAAACTTTCGTGACGTAACAGGTAAGGCAAACTTCACTGCAAAGGAATATGAAACGGCGGTCAAGTTACTTAATAAGGCGAAAGTATCTGCATCTAAAGCGAGAAAGGGATCGAACGCACTTGCGAAAAACGCTAAATTATTCTCGCTGATCAACATATACGTTAACGCAAAAGTTAAACAAGGTAAATATGTTTTATCATCAGGTGAATTCTATAAATTCGTAAAAGCAAAACTCGATGCGGAGGTTAGTAAACTGAAGTCAGAGCGTGGTAAACAAAAAAGAAAAGACGCAAATGATATCATACTGAACAATATAAAATCTATGAGTCGTGATTTGCAAAATGTATTTCGTTGCAACATGGATATTCAAAACGTGGTATTGCATATATTAAAAAAACTAGATGATATAAAAACACTTCGTACGTTCGTTCGTACAAGTGATGGTTACAAAGTCACAAGTGATGAGGGATTTGTTGCAAGTTCTTCGGGATCTGTGGTTAAACTTGTAAATCGACTTGAATTTTCTAGAGCAAACTTTACAGTAGCAAAGAATTGGGTGAAAGGATAATTATGAAAAAAGAAGAAGTAAATAAAAAACATACACGAACGTGGGAGAAACTTAATAATGACTCTAAGCAAAAGAAGTGGAGAAGAATATTCTTAGAACACTTCGGTGGTGAGTTTATAAAACACGGAAGATATGTAGAATGGAAAGAGTCAGAGGTAGTAGAAGAACCAGCGACTCGTATTATTTCTATAATAAATCCAAACGGAGAAGAGGATCTGGTAGAAAACTTTTCTAAATACTGTAGAGATCGGGAACTGAACAGAGCAGCCATGTATGAAGTTCTGAAAGGTAAACGATCTCAATACAAAGGTTACACTATTAAAGGAGAATAACCATGAACGACATAGCAACTAACGTACAAACCATCCCAAATTTAGACGGATTATGGTTCCCTATTCTAACGTTCGTTGCAGGCGCGTTGTTCGGTAAACCTTTATGGGAGTATCTCAAAGGTCAATTTCCGTGGAATAAGTGAACCTAATCCTTCTGCTCTCTGTAGGAGACAGTCGGAGGAGGTGATTCTTTTACAGACGAGAGAGCAGACGCTCAGAGGGCCCTTCGGGGCCCTCTTTCTTTATAAATACAATTAGGAGTCAATATGTCCAGAGCAATATTTACATATGGTAGATTCAATCCACCCACTATGGGACACGATGTATTGATTAATAAACTCAAGTCTATCGCTGGTGGTGATGCTGTCTTTGTGTTTGCAAGTCAGTCGAATGACCCCAGTAGAAACCCTTTTGATTATAAAACCAAGACAAAGTATATGAAAAAGGCGTTTCAGGGTGTGACGGTTGTAGACTCACCAAAAATAAAGAACATGTTTGATGCGATTGAAATGCTTGGTAAGAAACATGATGAGGTCGTGATGGTTGTTGGTGGTGATCGTTTAGCGTCTATAAAAAGATCTGTCCCTGCATCAGCGAAGAGAATGGGAATCAATCTAAAGGTGGTAAGTGCAGGAGCAAGAGATCCCGATGCAGAGGGAGCAAAAGGAATGTCTGCATCTAAAATGCGTGCAGCAGCAGCGAGAGATGATTATGATGCATTTCGTCTCGGATGTCCTAAGTCGTTATCAAAGAAAGACTGTTTACAGATGTTTAAGGAACTAAAAAAAGTTATGAATGTAAAAGAAGCACTCGAAGAAAACTGGTTTGATTATGGTGAGTTTGAGATGTTCTGTGAGCGTGTTGTAAGTCTTGCACAACGTCGTGCTATTGGTCGTAGGATGAAAAGACTTGCACCAAAACTTGCAAGAATTCGTAAACGTAAAGCAAGATTTCGCAAAGATACAGGTAAGTTAGAAAAAATTGCTCGTAAAAAAGCAAAACTTACACTTCGTCAAAAACTGTTGGGTGGTAAAAGGTTCCAAGACTTATCAATCGGTGCAAGAGTGGCACTTGATAAACAACTTGCTAAAAGATCAGCAGCGGTTGATAAATTATCCAAGAAGTTACTGCCTAAGGTAAAGGTAGCGGAAAGAGAGCGACTGCAAAAACTTCGTAATCCTGCTCCCCAAAGTTCTCAGCAGGATGAAGAGTTTATTGGTGAGTGTTGGAAAACACATGTGCAAAGAGGTTACAAAATGAAGGGTGGAAAGCGTGTCCCAAACTGTGTTCCACGAAACGAAGGTAAACAATTTCTTCGTGAACCAGAGATTCTCGATAGACTTGTAAAGCAACTGATGGACAAAGGTATGGACAAGAATAAAGCATATGCTATCGCCACAAGTTCACTACAAAAAAGAGGCGTTTTGAAAAAGGGAACTCAACAACTCACCAGTAAGGGTGAAGGTAGAAATAGCATGTCAGCGGCTGAAAGAGCGAAAGACAGAGCGGCTAAAAGATCAGGTAAACGAGTATCTGATTATAAATATAATAACCGAACAAACATAGCAACCTTAAAGGATAAGTAATGTCAGATAGAAAACCTCTAATGAAATGGATGGACTCGTTCGAGAAAGAACTCAAAAAACGAGGTGGATCATATAAAACTGTAGATCCTGTAGATGCATTAAAAATGTATTATAAGGGTGTTGATCCTAAAAAGGCTGCAACTCAACTCAAAGAAAGCAGAAGTGAATTTGATGTGGATGCATCACCCATGATTCGTAAATACATCGAACAAGGTAAAGGTATCGTAGCGTCTGCAAACTCAACATTGGGTGGTAACTCGAAGTTTGTCGTGATGAAAAGACCTACCGCTATGGGTAGAGCAGGTCAAGACCAGTTTATGATGGCAACAATCAGCGATCCGAAAAGAGGTCGCATCAAAATGTTCTCGTATCATGGAACACACCCATCCAAAGATGGTGCGATGAAGATGGCAAAAAGTAGAAAACTCGCAGAGTCCGTTAAACTCGAAGAGAAAAAAGATCCTAGAATGAGTATCGTGAGTAAAAAAGTTACCAAGTTAGCAGATAAAGAAAGAGACTTACTCGCATCTGCAATCAATATGTCTGGTGGATCTGCTGGCGCTCCGATGGCAAACAGAGCGAATCTGGATAGGTTTAATGACGGTGTGATTATTCCTGCTATGACTTTCCTTCGTAAGAACATGTCTTCATTGACTCCCGAAGGTAAGAAACTTGGTAAGAAAATCCTAAAGGTTTTAGGTGAGGCTGTTGAACTCGATGAAGGCATCGTTTCCGATAAACTGTATCGGGCATCACACAATAAGAAACCAAATCCAAATGAGACAGGTGGTTGGTACTTTGGTTTCACCACTCACCCCGATGATATTATGTATCAGTCTCCTAACAAGATGAAATATAAAGACGCAAAGAAAGAAGCAGAAAGGATTGCGAAGGAGAAAGGTCATAAGAAGGTCTATGTAATGGCATCATATGATCCAGAACTAGATGAATCCTCGCTTCCAGCCTACGACGCTAGATTGCTGAGACAGGCATTGGTGCTTGGAAAAAATGCATTCAAAGCAGGCAAAAAGCGAGAGCCTATTAAAGATCCAAACCTTAAGAAACTGAGAGGTTTCGCATCAGGTAAAGGTAAGAATGATGTAATGAAACAATGGTTGAAGGGTTGGGATGAAATGAATCTCAAGGATGACGTTCAAATCGACGAGATGTCTGCAAAGCAACACTACAACAAAATGAAGGCACAAGGAAAAATCGGTCGTGGTGGTCGAGTCGTGACACCCATTGATCGTAATCGTTTCCCAAATCGTGAGCGTGAAGGTCTTGAGGGACCATTCAGAAATCGTAAGACCTCCTTGATCTACTATTACGACAAGAAGGCTGGTAAATACTATGATCCACAATCCGACATGTACCTTGATGTTAGGGATGTGATGGATTCGGTCGAAGAAGGATTGCGTCAAGACCTCAAAAATCTAAAAAAAGATGAGGGACTAAGACAGGCGATGTCTGGACCGAGAGAAACTCCTGCTCAAAAGCGTAAGCGAAAAGAGAAGGATAACTTTGATCTCTATAAAAAGAAACAGAGAAGAGTCGCTGCACTTCGTGGAGACAAGTCTAGTCGTAAACTTACGCCTGGTCAAGAGAAGCACTACCGTCAAACAGTAAACCTCAGTCAAATTAAAGCATTGAGTGGGGTGAAAAAGGAATCAGTCGAAGAAGCGATGGCTGATCGTAAAGTCGTTAGCACACCGTCTCTTGGTAGTCTGAATGCTCCATCGTCAAACTTTCGTATGAATCTTCCACCGACTGGTAAGATGAAAAAACAGATGCAACAGATCATGAAAAAGGATGCATCGTATCGTCGCAAGATGTCAAAACTGGTGCAAAAATCAGAAACACAAAAAGACGGTACAATTACACTTCACTTTGCAACTGCACGAAAGCGAACCAGTTTCCAGAAACTCTTACACCAAGGAATCAAAGAAGGCATCTGCGAGCAAACTTTTAAAAAAAAAGCAGTTGACACAGCGAGAGCAGCATCGCAACAAAAAATAGATATGATCCAGAAAAGGATTGATGCACTCAAACAGCGTCAGTCAGGACAGTCACAGTTAGATGATATTAAGAAAAAACAAGCAGCAAACTTAGCACATAAGGCTGAGATGGAGAAAAAACTCGCAGCATCAAAGGCTCGTATTGCAGCACTGAGAAAACAATTAAAAGATGATCGTGATTACAAAAAAGAGTATGAAAATTATCACAGTAAACCTGAGCAACGTGCAAACCGATCCAAAAGAGTTCTTGCTCGTCGTGAGATGATCAAGAACGGTCGTGCTGCTAAGGGTGATGGTAAAGATGTTGATCATAAAGATGGAAACCCACAAAACAATTCACCATCGAATCTTCGAATGATGTCAGTAAATGCAAATCGTGGTCGTAATAATAATAAAAACGAAGAGCATGGTGCAGGTGATGAAGGAACAAATGCTTTATTGAAGAAGTATCGCAAGGACACGCCAGGTCAAAATACTGTGGGTGAAGAGGGCTATTGAGGTGCAAGACTTCTACGAACTTGGTGCGTTGATCGCTGCCTTAATTGGTGGAATTGTAACCTATTTCTTTCCATCTATAAGAGGTAAATTATCAGGTGAGGTGGTAGGCGATAAGGATTTACCAAAGTCTTTTAACTGGGACATACACTCCAACGTTCATGAATTATTGACTGAGTTGCGCATCAACACAGACTCAGCACGCGCACAGATCGTTCAGTTTCATAATACGGGTGAGTTTGTCGATGGAATATCCATGAAAAAACTCACTTGTACCCACGAATCTCTTAACTCTGGTGTATCTGGTCAGGGTGGTCTACTCAAAGATCAGATGATCACTATGTTCTTACCACTTATAAACAAAGTGAAAGACAATGATCCTAAAATTTATATGGTCGGTGAATGTCCAGAGTCTTACTGTAAACAATTCGCTGAATCATCAAGCGTAATGGCTTTTAGTGTATTACCACTGCGAAATAGTGCATGGATAATTGGATACGTTACGGTGCAGTGGTGTAGTATGAGTAAAGTCGATGACATTCAAGAGAAGAAAGTTCTCGATAGTTTAGAGTCAATTCGTGATCAAATCGAAGTCCACTTGAACAGACAGAACAAAAAAGTATAAATAGAGTAAGGAGAAGAATATGCCAAACTTTAAATCAACAGACATCACCAACGAAGTTTTCCAAAGAAAAGGTAGAATTGGAAAAATCTGGAGAAAGCGTTTTGCTTTAGAAAATGGTGGTAACTTTTTAAACACCGTTAAAGGCTGGGTATGGGATGATGGAACCACCGTCACCAAAAGTAAACCCAAGAAGCCTAGCACAAGAAAGGCTAAGTAATGAAATCATTTAAGGACATTAAGCAAATCATGGAAGACTACGGTGCTTTAGGCACTAATGCTGTCGGTGGAGATAGCATGAGTGCGATTAGTCAAGATGTAGGCACCCACAACGTCGAAAGGGAATCCGAGGTATATCGGGTAAATGTGTTTTTGAACAACTACTTCAAAGAGGGTTGTCTTGATCCTGTTCAAAAGTTTAATCAACTGAGAGCGAAGTTAAATATCGTTGGACTGGACTTCCAAGTTGATAATAATCTTGTGCAGACAGAAGGAACATTTGAGTTTCCTGTCACAAGACACGGTGGATCGTTCGGTACAACGCCTACCCATGATTTAAATCAGGGTTTCTATAAAGACGACGGTATTCGTGGTCTTTCAATGTCTCTTCGTGGAGAGGTTCAAAAGAATGACACTGGTTATGCTTTAAGCGTGCGATTAGAGTCTGTTCCAGCAAAAGATACAGACTTTGAAAGACCTGCACCAGTGGAACGTGATAATGAATAATGAGTCAAAAATTGAACGATCAGACCTTTTTACTTTATGCTATGAAACACTACACTAATCCACAGTGTAGTAGCATAGAAGATTTTAACGAGGATCTAAATCGTATCAAATATTTGAAAAGACTTTTTGGTAGGTATCACCAAAAAGGCACACTCAAAGAAAGACTCATATTAAATCATATAATAATATTGGGTAACATTTTTGGACCAGTGAATGCATCAAGAATATTGTTTTTCAAAATAGATGTAGAACTACATTCCTATCTAAAAACATTTTTGATGTATTTAAATTACATACCTGATTTAAAGTATGATATACCAGAGGTAGACATTGATGATATACCAATCGATTTAAGCATAGTTAAAAAGTTAGGGGGATTGAGAAATGAATAGATTAGTAAATGCATTTGTAATCTATAAATTTATCAAACTTCTCGTTACTCCCTTCAACAAAACTGATGCGTTTAAATTGGGTATCATTGATGCTAAGGGTAATTATCTTAAAAAACAAAAAGACCTTGAGACAAGAGAAGAAAAATTAGCGAGTAACATATTTACTCGACTGGTATTTAATCTTAAAAAATTATTAGCAAAGGTTCCAGGCGGTAGTTCTCAAATAGCAACGTTCGCTGCTGGTCTTGCATTGATTCGTGAAGAAGTTGAAAAGATTGGTGCAGACGGTGATTTAGTAGAAGAGGCTTTTCATGATTATGTCAAAGAGCATCATAACCTAGATATTAAGGAAGAATTGTTAGAATACAAGGAGAGTAAAGATGGGTTGTGGTTGCGGAGGAAATAAAGGTAGACGAGTAAATCCAAGTAGATCTCCTGCTCCTAGACGAACTATTAGGACTAGTAATCCTACTACTACTCGTAAAAATGGTAGAGATACCTTCATGGAAGAACTAAGAAGAAGAAAAATGGAAGTTTCGAGGAGACGTAAATGAAATCGTGGAGAGAGAAAAAAGAAGAGATTGGTAACACCGCATCAAGCGGTGCAATCGCTGGTCTTGGATCTCCGCCCGATGACTTTCCTGTGGTTCGTAAGAAAAAGAAAAAACTTGATGGTAGGTCAAGAGAGTTTAAAGAAAAAGTAAAACAACTAGAAAAGCAAAGACGAGCGAGACAAGTAAAAGAACTTAAGAAGAAATATAACGTACTATTAGGGTACTAATGGGAGAACACAATGGATTTTTTATCACCTGATTTTTTATCACTACTGACTGGTTCCGCGACTGGTTTCTTATTTAAAGCGATGGCTGAACGTCGTGCGCAGGATCAAGAACGATTCAAGATGGCGATGGGAGTCGCAGAAAAAGAAAACGAACATGCTGATGCTGCCGTGAGTCGTGTCTCAATTGACGCAGGTAAACTGGTTCGTCGGTTTATTGTGCTTTGTATCATGTTTGGTACAATCCTTGCACCATTCATCATCGCTTACAGCGACGGTGTTACCACCGTGGTTGAGCATGAGTCCACAGTCTATAAGCCATGGGACTTGCTCGGTTTGTTCGGTGAAGAGAAAGTAAGAACATACACTCCTGTAGAAGGCTACCTATACACTGAAGAGAATAGGCAGATTCTTGTTACGATTGTTGGATTCTACTTCGGAACCGCAGTCAGAGGTAAATAAAAATATTAAAGAATTGAAAGGCATTTTATGAACAACAATGTAGTTTTAAAAAGAATTTGTATCTTCTTTTTGGGTTTAGGAATCGGTTTAGTCGCAGGACATAAACACGGTGTCTCTGAAATGAAAGAACGTTTCCATAATAGAGTGATGAAGAAAGCAGAAAAGCCTGTGCAACGAAATAGAGTACCAGAACCACGGGGTAAAACTTTCTTTGAAAAGAAACAGCGTGTCCCCCGATGAGATATCTTTTCGTTATGTTGTTGGTGGGTTGTGCAGGCGTCAAGAGTGTGAGGGATGAACCCTTCATTGACATTGATATTGACGGACAACCACGAATAGTTCACACACTCGAATCTGCAAGTCAAATAGAAACACCTGACCTTATTGGTGCTGGTGATGCTCTTGGTGTTGACACAATGTATCGCATGGAGGAAGATGCGTTAAAAAAAGGGTTAACCCCTACTATGTTATACTCGCAGTATTAATAGCAGGGGGAATGTATTATTACGAGTTTAAGTATCAGATGCGTCGGGCGCGTTCGCGTGAGACAAAGTAGTATAAAGATACTTACAGATATAATAAGAATCTACAATATCTGAAACAGGATTAGAGACTGACTTAGACGATGGTGTTATAAGAGACATCAAGTCAACGTCAGTTTCTTTTTTAAACGCCTCATACATCGCATCTTTATTCGCGTTACCCTTACCAGTCGCAAACTTTTTGATTTGACTTGGTGGTGTCACGCTTAACGGTAACCTCTTCTGCCATATTTTAAACTTCAACACACCAGTATTCTCAGCGATCTGAAATAATCGATTACTATTTGATGAGTAAGCGTAACCCTCCAGACATACATGATCTACTGGTAGAATCTTTTCCATAGCCCAGTCTGATATAGAATCATATCTCTCTGAGTCGTCCATGAATATTTGAAAACTATCCCCTGCGATGTTTGCTCCATACATCCGTGCGTGTTTCTTTGTGTTGGTCAAAAAGTAAAACATACACTGTTGGAAACTAAAAGTTTTATTATAGTCACCCGCGAAAATACAAATCGCTGGACCACGGAGACTATAATCTATTCCTGCAAGGTTCATCATATAAATTATTTATGCGAAGGATGGTTATCCTTTCTCGAAAGAGAACGATTGTCGTAGACGACTTGAAACAGAGCGACCTTGAACCTTAGCAGGCTCAAACTTCCACTGCTTGATTGCAGCAAGAGCAGAGCGGTCGAAAGATGGATTCGTGGTGCGTTGGACTTTCGGATCTTGCACCCGACCACTTTCATCAACAATAAAGATTACGACCACGGTTGCAGGTGCTTGACGTAACAAGGTAGAAGTTAGACGAGGCTGCACTACGCTCAACCGACGAGCCTTCTGATCAAGTTCTGACGAAGAGAAGATTTCATTCATTTCCTCACTACTGGACATAGCACTTTGCAACTGGACACCGAAATCACCACTCAAAAAATCTCCAAAGCCAGGATTTAGCATAACTTCTAACTGACTTATATCAAGTGGTTCAGGAGTAGAATCCATTTTTGGTGGATCTGGTTCAGGTTCTGGTTCAGGGTCATCGGGTTCATCCATCGGAGGCGGTGGAGGTGGTGGAACGCTGACGATTTCCATCGTTCGTGCCACGGAATCACCTTGGAACGGAGAGTTGATTGCTTGAAGCAAAGGCAATAGCATAAAGAAGAATGCTGTGCATCCCAATCCAAGAACGAAAGCAACAAATGTTCTGATTAGCCTTCGCATCCCCAGTTTCCAAGAATGGTAGTCAGGTCAAGGAAACCAACCACACCATCGGCATTTGCATCACC